GGTGCTCCAGAGCATTATTTGGTTCTAGTATTTCCGCTATTTGTTTATTAACTGGTTGATGCCAACGTCCTTTTCCATACTTGCGAGGGTTGAAACCCATAAAACAACAAGGATATACTTCGCCCTCACTGCTGATATAGATACTGTTATTTTCTACAGTTTTACAACTGATGTTATTTTTGGGTGTATCCCATATATCTTCAATCAATATATCACCATTATTACTGTCTCTTATACACATCTGACGCTGCCGACGACTCCTTACGT